AGTATGCAGGGCAGGAGTTGTTCCTAGCTTGACAAGTGTAGGTTTATTCCAACGCTCCCCTCTCTTTTAGAAAGTTCTGGGTGTGGAATGAGTATGGTGTATATATTTTTGGATAATTTTTAGCGAGCTGAGGTTTGCTCTGGAGGACAGTATCGATAGCTCTGTTATAAATCTTTATATACAAGTCATAAGTTTCTTGCTCATGCTGAGCGAGAGAGTCCTCAAAGTCTTTGACTCTAGATCGATACACTTCACTATCACTAGTAGAAGGGGACTTCTTAGTCCACACAATCATATCTGTTATAGAGCCTAAAGCTAGAGGAGCTCGTATCAGTTTGGGCATCTCCTTATCGCGCAAAAAGCGTCGTTTCAGGTATGTTATTTCATAGATATTCTCAAACTGAAAATTGACTTCCTCTCGTTTCTGGGAATCGGTATATAAAATTCCGATGTTACCAAAATAGGTGACGAAGTCTTGAAAGTTAATAAATTTCCTTAGAATAGAAGATAAAGCTACGACATGATCGTCGCCATAGTACGCGTCTTCTATATTTTCTAGTAGAAAAGTCGGGGTTATTTGTTGACCAGTTTCCTGGACAAATTGTTTTTGTTCTAACATATCAATGATAGCAGTAAGAATGTAGAACCAATTGCATAAGGAATTCAATGGTGCTGTGACTGGTGCTCCAGAGGGCATACCACTCCTTTTTCGAACAAGAGTGTTAAGTACTAATACATCTGTATGGATAAAAGATAATACTAGAGCTATTCGAGCATTTTTATTTTCTTCTCCATCATCGTACCAGACATTGACGGCATCGACAGCTTTTAAAAAAACATCTGCCATAAGTTTACCATCCCAATTAGTGTAGTCGCCTGCGATTAGAGATTCCTCTCCAAATTTTGTCAATCGTTGAAAAAGTAAGGTCCAATCAAGTGAAGTAGGATTTATCCCAACGGATATTGGGGCTGTCACGCAGTTCTGCTGCATCGCTCCCATAAAAACTCCAAAATATCTTCGTGTGAGTAAGGAAATTTCTAATGGAAGGCACTCAAAGGTTCGCACTTTCGCGTTTTTAATCTTCTTCGAACTCACTAATTCATCCTTCATATTTTCGTAGGCAAAGTATGATGGTATAGCACCTGAACGAATGATTTTCTCAGTCTCCT